ACAGCTCCAACAGCTTCAACCTTCTGTCTGCTGTTAACGCCGACATCGGAGGTCAAGGAAGCATCGCTCAAGGTACTGTTCCTCAGATCGCTGGTATCAGCATCTACAAATCCAACCACATCCCATCAACTGACCTCAGTGCTGTTTCTTCCGGAGACGGAGATTCTGCCAATGATGTATTTGGTGTGAGCGGTGTTGGATACAATGGTGACTTCCGTAACAGCTTCGGGATTATCTCCCACTCTGCTGCAGTTGGAACCGTTAAGTTGCTTGATCTTGCTACCGAATCGGAGTATCAGATCGAGCGTCAAGGTACGTTGTTTGTCGCTAAGTATGCTATGGGTCACGGAGTTCTCCGTCCTGAGTGTGCTATCGAACTAGTAGCGTAACGCTCTTCTCTCGGTGTTGGGGAGGTCTGTGATTCGTTCCGCTCCCCTCCACTGATTATTTTATCTATACTTATCATGGCTCTGACGACTAAACTAAATGCAGTAAATACAATGATCAGTGTTATCGGGGAAGCCCCGGTTAATACTCTCGGAGGTACAGCCGTTCCTGTATCAGTCGTTCAAGCAGAATCAGTCCTCGACGAAACCAGTAGAGCCGTACAGTCAGAGGGTTGGCACTTTAATACGGAGCACGAGTACGTACTTACTCCTGATGCTTCCACGTCTAAGATTAACTTACCAATCAATACGCTTCGGGTAGACTTAGACCCAGAAATTTATACAGACAGCGATCCAGTACAACGTGGACTTTTGTTATACGACAGAAAGAATCACACGGATGTATGGACTAAGGAGGTTAAAGCCTCCATTACTTTTGAGTTAGCATTTACAGATATGCCTGAACAGTTCCGTCACTACATAACAGTTAAAGCTGCTCGTATCTTTGCTAATCGATTCTTAGGAAGCAGAGAGATCGAAGGGTTTGCTTTGCGGGATGAGATCGAAGCGAAAGCACGGGCGATTGATAGTGACTCTGAAAATGCAGACAGAACTATCTTTGACCACTACAGCGTACTTAGAGTATTAGACAGATAAGAGATGCCTCTGTTAGTAAACAGTGTACCGAATCTCGCACAGGGCGTATCACAACAGCCTGACAATCTCAGGTATCCCGGTCAGTGTGACGAACAAATAAACGCATGGGCTACTGTTGTTGAGGGGTTGGTTAAGAGGCCACCTACTACATACACGAAGAAGCTGTTAGGTACTAAGCTAACTACACAAGACCCAGACACAGAAGAAAATAATTTATTTACACACTTCGTTAAACGCTCTGAACAGAATCAATATTGCGTAACAGTATCGTTAGGTAATGTATCTCTAGGTATAGCAGCAGGTGTAGGTGTTACTATGGTAGACGGTACAAACGTACCAGTAGCTGTAACTTCTATAGCTAACAGTTATCTGAGCTTAGGAGGACAGGCATCTCTTGGAGCAGTACAGAATCCATTAGCCGATCTACGAGCACTGACAGTAGCTGACTATACATTTCTTGTTAATAAGAATAAGACTATAGAGAAAAGTACGGACGCTTTACAAAAATCTAAAGCACCGCCGAATGAAGCACTTATTGTTGTTAAACTTGGGGATTACGAGAAGAATTACAGTGTAATAATAGATGATAAAGTAGTACCACACACAAGCGGGTTGCAGAGTAACAAGTCTCCTAGTGCTAACTATACATACGAAAGCGGTACGACTAGTACAGGATTACATGCAGATACAGCAGTTATAGCAGAGGATTTAGCAGCTTGTCTAACATCAGGTTTAAGTTCACCTAACGGTGTAAGTGTGAACATTGTTAGTGGAGGAAGCGGTTGGTTAGCAGGAAACAGCACAGGACCATCCGTTCCAGGAGTTAATAGAAGTATCCATTATCGTCTAGTATTAGAAGTTGTTCAGGTAGGGGCTACCTCAAGTGCTTTATTTGAATTATTTGTAGTAAAGGGAGTAATAACATCGGTTTCTGTATTAAGAGCTGGTACAGGTTTTAACCCAAGTTCATCAACTTCGCAAACGCTTAGGGTTGAATCAAGCGACTGGCTGGATAAGAAAAAGTGGGACACTGTGACACCCTCAATACGACCTGATACATACGGCAGCGGTCAGTCTATAACAGTTAATATATCATCTCGTTCTGCTTTTACAGTCGAACAAAAAGGGTCGGTAATAAAAGTAACAAGCAGTGACGGACCTTTTAAAATACGAGCAGAAGACGGTTTAGCAGATCAAGCACTAGGTACTGTATACAGAGAAGTAAATAGTATCACTGAACTCCCTACTAAATGTTTTGATGGTTTTATGGTCAAGATCAAAGGAGATGCGGACATCTACCAAGATGACTACTATGTAAGATTTAGTACTAAGGAGAAGGAATACTTCGGAGAAGGTAGTTGGGTAGAGACCGTTGGTTATTATCAAGATGAATCGCCCGGTTCTTTAATGGAAGGTATAGACACAACATTAGAAGCTGATACTATGCCTGTAACTCTTGTGCCGTATTTCAACGATACCACTATTACAGACTTCCGCTTACAATCTCCAAACCAATTATTGGTTGTAAAGAACGGTAGTGATTACTATCGATTGGATGTAGACCACAGAGCAGCTACAACTAATGAACCGGGTGTAGGAGCTGATTGGACGGACTATTGGACTGAAGTGCCTAGTATATCTCAAGGGTTTTTACCTTGGAAGTCTGGTACATTTTACTATGGTCCAACTGAAACAAACAGTACAATAGGATGGAATGCTAGACAAGCAGGTGACGATAACACCAATCCATTCCCATCATTCGTAGGTAATAAGATACGAGATATATTCTTCTTTAAGAACCGCTTAGGTATACTTACAGATAGTAACATTATCTTTAGTGAAGCAGATGAGTACTATAACTTCTTCCGTACTACCACACAGCAGTTGTTAGACAGTGCACCGATAGATGTCGGACTGAGCCACACAAAGGTAGCGATCCTTGAACACGCTGTACCATTCCAAGAGAAGCTGATGTTATTCAGTCAAAGCTCACAGTTCGTACTTCGTGGAGCAGATGTGTTATCACCTAAGACTGTAGCTATATCACCAGCAACTGAGTACGATCTATCAGATGGTATACAACCAGTAGCACTGGGTAACTATATATACTTCCCATTTAAACGAAATGACTTTGAAGGAGTATACGAATACTTTGTAGATAACAATACTGAGACATTTAATGCTGAAGAAATAACACAGCAAGTACCGAAGTATATCACAGCAAACGTACAAAAGATTGTAGGTTCTCAAGCAGAGAATACTATTGTATTGAGTACCACAGCCGATGCTAAGACATTGTTTGTATATAAGTACTTCTGGAGTAATAAAGAAAAAATACAAAGTGCTTGGATGAAGTTCACCTTTGGGCGTGACATCCGAGGGTTTGACTTTATCGATAGTAACTTGCATTTAATCACAGCAGACAGCGACGGGTTACACTTAGAGAAGCTTACACTTGAAGATGGACTGACAGACGAAGGTTTAGATTATACGTTGTATCTGGATAGTAAAGTGGATGGAGCTGATGAGGATATAGTAGTATCGTTATATAACCCAGCTACTAAAGTTACTCGTGTATCAGGCATACCGTACAATGTAAGCATTAATACAGACGCTACAATCTACACGAAGCTAGGTAATGAACGAGCTTTCACTGTTGTAGATTCCAGCACGGTAGATGTTAATGGTCCATTAGCTAGTTATGTAACATACGACGGTACTATCTATAAGTGCGATACAACACATACATCCACAGCTTCCGACACTCCTGATACAAGTGATAAATGGAGTACGACATCAGAGGTGTTATCAGCTGTTGCTTGGTCCGCTGGTAAGTTCTACAACAACGACACATACTTTGTATTAGGTCTATCGTACAATATGTTGTACAGGTTCTCCGATCAATCATTGAAGCAACCAACAGAGCGTGGCGGAAGAAGTGCTTCTGATTACACATTCCAAACGATTCGTAACGGTAGTATAAACTACGCAGATACTGGACACTTCACCGTTGAAGTAACTCCGAAGTACAGAGATAAGTATAGCTACGCATTCAATCCCGACAGCCTCGGTGCTAACTTAACACTTAACTCTTTTACCCCACAGAACGGTCACTTCCGCTTTCCTATTCAGTGCCAACCAAACGACGCAAAGATAGAAGTTGTGAGCGATTCTGCTTTACCAGTTAAGCTATTAGCGGCAGAGTTTGAATCGATGGTTATATCACGCAGTAGAAGATATGGAGCTTAGGATAGATGAAGCACAACCCGATATGGATGCAGTTGATCTGTACGAAGACTTACGGGAGGACGACATGTTAGAGATACTCGGACTTATGCACCACCCACGAGACGCTGTTATGTTCTCTTACGCTACATCCAGCAAGTGCTACAGTGTAAAGGATGAGATGAATAACTTATACTGTTCTTTTGGTGTAGCTCCTATCGAAGGTACTAATATCGGAAGTGCTTGGTTATTAGGTACTAGAAGATTACCAAGTATTAAGAAGTTCTTTTTGAAACACTCCAAGGAACGTATGATGGAACTGTTAGATGGGTTTGATTATCTGACTAACTATGTGATGCGTAGTAACAAGTTGAGTATTAAATGGTTGGAGTGGTTAGGTGCAGAGTTTAGCGATTGTCAGTATGAAGGCTATCTGTCATTTATATTAGAGAGGAAGTAACGATATATGTGTAATCCAGCGGCAGTTATGGCGGTAGTAGGAGGTCTCCAAGCGGGGGCACAAGCATTAGGTGCTCAACAACAAGCTCGTGCACAGTATCAAGCACAGATGCAACAGATTGCTATGCAGAGACGCTTGCAAGAACAAACCGCAGCGGCTGAGACTAGAAGATCGTTGAGACAGATGACCGGAGAGCGTTTACAACAACAACAGCAAGAAAGAATGATAGGCGAGGAAGAGCGTCAAGAAATTCTTAAAGCTGAAGCTGCTATAGCTAGAACTGCCGAAGACCCTGTAACAGCGGTAGCTAAACAAAGAGAATACTTTGCTCTCTTAGGTCAGAAAAAGTTTGCTTTAGGCGAACAATTAGAAATGCTACAAGCTGGTAAGACGTTAGCTCTTGAAGATCAAGGTTTAGGATTACAACAGCGTTTAATGGGTATTAGACAACCAATCATTGACCCTATAAAACCTAGAGGACTTGGCATAACAGATGTATTGAGTGTAGCAAGTGGAGGTCTCAGGGGTTATCAAATGGGACAACAGTTATCTGGGGGAATGGGTGGCGTAGATACGTCAATAGATGTACCAAAGGGGCCAGTGCGTTTCGGAGGTAAAGTTTACGATTATCAAAAACTAGCTTAACATGTCTAGACAAATATCACTTCCCGCTTTAGGTCAATACAGTGTTGCACAGCTGCAAGCTCCTAGAGTACCAGTACCTCAAACTAATAACTTGTTAGAACTAGCTAAGGGTTTGAATGTAGTGTCTGATATAGTTACTACTTACGATCAGATAAAGCAAACAC